AAAAAAACAAATCAACTCGGGAAGACCCCACCACATTGTTGTTTGTCCGACAGTGTGCGATATGGAAAAGGACTGAAACAAAATGACAACTCAATATGAAGAAAACGATCTTGACCAAGATTTTGAGGAGAACGAACCTCAGCAAGAGCGAGAGCCACAGTGGAGAAAGCAACTAGAGCGTAAAGCAAAAGAAGCAGACTCAGCCAAGGCAGAAGCAAATGCAGCAAAACGAGAACTCGCTCTACTCAAAGCAGGCATAGATTTGGATTCCCCAACAGGAAAGTTGTTTGCGAAAGCATACGACGGCGAAGCAACAGTAGAGGCTATTAAGGCATCTGCCACTGAGTTTGGGCTAATCGGACAGGCAACACCTGCACCCGAAGCACCTTCAGTGTCTAATGCAGAACTAGCGGCTCACTCAAGAATCGCATCCACCTCTGCTGGTGCAGACAGCGTGGGTCAATACGACGCACGAGATGCAATCAATAGAGCAGAATCTGTAGATGAAGTTCTAAACATTCTACAGAAAGAGGGAGTTCCTCTCGACGACTCTCGGCCAGGACAGTTTTTCCGAATCTAACCGAAAGGAATAGTCCAGAATGGCTATTACAGAAATTGCGAATCTAAACATTTCGCAGACAGCGTATGAGAAGTTAATGTACTTCGCATTACGCCCAGAGCTTTACTATGACTCAGTTGTAGATGTACAGACAACTGATCTAACCAACCCAGGTGCAACTGTTAAGTTCACCATCATTGCTGATCTATCAGCAGCATCATCTCCACTAGGCGAAACAGGAACAGTGACTCCAGTTGCATTGGATGACTCACAAGTAACTGTAACCCTTGAGGAATATGGTAACGCTGTTCAGACTTCAGCCAAATTGCGTGCAACTGCTTTTACAGCAGTGAATCCAATTGTTGCCAATGTAATTGGCTTCAACGCTGGTATCTCGATTGATGGTGTTGCTCGCAACGCTTTCCAGACAGGTACAAACGCAATCTTCGCAGGAACAGGTACTTCTCGTGCCAATGTTCTTACAGGAGATACCCTTGCTGGCAATGCTGTTCGTCGTGCAGTAGCAAACCTACGCACTAACAACGCAGGTACTTTCAATGGAATGTACAAAGGATTCATCCACCCAGACGTTTCCTATGACTTCCGTGGTGCAACTGGTGGAACCAACTGGGCAGACCCACATGTCTATTCAGACCCATCAGGCATCTACAACGGTGTAATTGGTAACTTCCAAGGTGTTCAGTTCATTGAAACATCTCGTGCTCCGCTATTTGCGAACGCATCAGATGGTTCAGGAACTGCTGCCACTGGAACCATTGATGTTTATGGAACACTAATCATGGGCCGTCAAGCAGTTGCCAAGGCATTCTCAACTGGTGGAGGATATTCCTCAAACCCAGTGATGGTAGATGTACCAGTGACTGACGCTCTACGCCGTTTCGAAGGTATGGGCTGGAAGCACTTTGTTGGATACAGCATTCTTCGTGAAGATGCTATTTACCGTATTGAGTCTTCAAGCTCAATCGGAGCCAACTCCTAATAGCGTTTAATCGCTACACTGGTGGTGGGGTCAGCAATGGCTCCACCACCTCTTTAGTTAAGGACTTACAGTGGCAAAGACAGCAGCGTGGCAACGCAAAGAAGGCAAGAACCCAAAGGGCGGATTGAACGCCACAGGTCGTGCTTCCTACAAAGCACAAACTGGTGGCACATTAAAAGCCCCAGTGAAATCAGGCAACAATCCTCGTCGTGCATCTTTCTTAGCAAGAATGGGCAGTATGCCTGGACCAGAAAGAAAACCAAACGGAGAACCAACAAGACTTCTACTATCCTTACAAGCGTGGGGAGCAAGTAGCAAGGCTGATGCTAAAAAGAAAGCAGCAGCAATATCAAACAGAAACAAGAAAGGTAAGTAATATGCCAAAAGTAGGAAAAAAAGAATTCCCTTACACTGTAAAAGGTAAGGCTGCTGCTGCCACTGCTCGTAAAAAGCAAATGGCAAATGACAAAAAAATGAAATCCAAAAAAGGAATGTAGTGAAGAAGAAAGCATTTTGGGATACAAAGAACCCAAAGAAAACTTCTAAAACATTAACTCCTGCACAGAAGACTCAAGCCAAAGCAAGAGCCAAAGCAGCAGGTCGCCCTTATCCAAATCTAGTGGATAATGCAGCAGTATCAAGAAAGAAGAAATAATGCCATACAGCAAATACACACCAGCCCAAAAGCGTTTAGCGGCAGTGGCTGGCGATAAGAAAAAGATTACTGGAGCCGACCTAAAGAAATTAGGAAAGAAGAAGTAATGGCAACAAAAAAAGGACCATCAACAGGTGGCGCATCTGTATCAAAAATTAAAAAGCCAAAAGGTAGCCAACCATTAACTCTTGGTTCAGGTGGACTTAAAACTAATAAAGTTTCCCAAAAACAAAAAAAGGAAACTAGAAAAGTAGTAGCAGTAGTTGCTGCCACTTTGACACCTACTGGTAAATTAGCAAAATCTGTTGCTTCTTTTAGATCAAAAAGTGTTGCTAAGAAATTAGAACCTGGAGAATCAATTACTAAAACTAGAAAATTCCAACAGGGTAAAGATTCAATTACTATGAAATACCCTAAAAGAGCAGGTGGCGGTGAAGTATCTCCAATTAAAGACACAAAGGTTAAGGTAACTTATCAAACTAGAAGTCAATCCCCTCTACAAGTTGCTACTACAACTTCAGGGAGAGTGGCTAGAGAATCTACTAAAAAAACTGGAACCTATCTAAAAGGTGCGGTTCAAGGTGGATATGTAGTTGATCGTAAAGCCCAAGCCGATAAGAAAAAAGGTAAGAAGTAAATGCCTACATTTGAACCCCCTTACAGATCATTCGAACCTCCAACTCTCCCAGAGGACAGAGGTAGTTCACCAGCAAAGTTCTTTGCTAATGGTGTTCGTAAGGGGGTCAATGTATGGATTAAAAATGACGGTACACTAACCGAGTCCTACCCAGGTGTGGGATACTTCACTGATGTTTATTACGGTGGTCACATTTACACTGTAACTGACGCTGAAGCTGCTGTACTTACTGCTGCTGGATACACTGTAACTTAGGAGATTCGCTTGACTTTAATGCCTGGTCAATACGACATTCTTGCTCCACAGGGAGCCACCTTCAATGAGATATTCACTTACAAGGTAGGTGGTACTCCAGTGAACCTAACTGGTTACACTGCAAGAATGCAGGTTCGCCGTACCCCTTCATCAGACACAAAGATATTAGATTTAGTTTCTCCTGCTGGCATAACACTCGGAGGAGCCACAGGGCAAATCTCAGTGAATGTATCTGCTACTGGTATGGCAGCAGTAGATGCTGGCAAATACAGATACGACTTAGAAATTATTTCAGGTTCAGGCACAGTGACTAGGCTTCTTGAAGGAGTCTTCTATGTCACTGCAGAGGTGACTAGATGAGTAATGTCACTGTAGAAGTAACAAGCACTAATGTCACTATTGATGTTGGCAACGCAGGTCCTCAAGGAGCAGTAGGCCCAACTGGTGTTACTGGTCCTACAGGTTCTACAGGTCCTACTGGCGTTACTGGTGCTGACTCCACTGTAACAGGTCCAACTGGAGCAACTGGCGCAACTGGAGCCACAGGTGCAACTGGAAATACAGGTGTTACTGGTGCTGATTCTACTGTAGCAGGTCCTACAGGGGCTACAGGAGCCACTGGAGCCACTGGAAGTACAGGTTCTACTGGAGGTACAGGAGCCACTGGTCCAACAGGCTCACAGGGCATACAGGGCGTTACAGGGCCTACTGGTAATACAGGTAGCACAGGAGCCACAGGAGCAACTGGACCAACAGGTGCAACAGGCAGTACAGGTGCAACAGGAGCCACTGGAGCAGATTCCACAGTGACAGGTCCTACAGGTCCGACTGGTAACACAGGTCCGACAGGTGCAACTGGAGCCACAGGTGCAGATAGCACAGTGACTGGCCCAACTGGTCCTACTGGTGCTGATGGACAATCTGCTAACTATTTTGAATACAGAACAGATACAGGACTCACTAGCGGTAACCCTAACAGTGGCAATTTAATTTGGAACAATGCTACTCAGATTTCTGCTACACAAATCAACATTGACCATATTGACCACAATAATATTGATATTGATATTTTCCTAGAACTTATCAAGACTGGTGACACGCTAATAATTCAAGATGCAGGTAACTCTGCTAACTATCAAAAGTGGTCTGTGTCTGCTAGTCCAACACTACAATCTGGATATGTTGAAGTTCCAGTGACATTGATAACTTCAGCAGGAACTGGTACAAGCAACTTTGCAGATAATCTTCTAGTAATCCTTGCCACTGTCACTGTAGGTGTTACTGGCCCAACAGGACCAACTGGTGCTACTGGAGCCAGTGTAACTGGAGCCACTGGAGCCACTGGCCCCACTGGTGCTACAGGACCTACTGGTGCTGATGGCTTCATTGGTTCTAACGGAGCTACAGGAGCAACAGGACCTACTGGCGCAACTGGCGCAACTGGTGCTACAGGCCCAACAGGTGCTACTGGAGTTGCTGGAGAAAATGGTGCTACTGGTGCGACTGGGCCTACAGGTCCTACAGGTGCAACTGGTGATACTGGTGCAACTGGAGTTGCAGGAGCTACAGGAGCGACAGGTCCAACAGGTGCGACAGGAGCAACTGGTGCTACAGGAGCAAGTGGAGTTGGAACTTTAGAAGGTATTTTAATGCTTGGCGGAATGTAACTAAGGAGAAATAATGCCAACAATTTACAAAGTATTAGGTCAAGCAGAACCTGCGGCTACTACTGCTACAACACTTTACACTGTTCCTTCGGCAACAGATGCAGTGGTATCAACACTTGTAGTGGCTAACAAAGCAGCCGCTGCTGGTTCATATCGTATTGCTGTACGCCCTGCTGGAGCAACATTAGAGGACAAGCATTATCTTGCTTATGATGTTCCACTAGCAGCAAATGATTCAATCGCACTGACACTGGGAATCACCCTAGATGCAACAGATGTTGTCACTGTCTATGCCTCAAGTGCTGATATGTCTTTTAATGCCTTTGGCTCAGAAATTTCCTAACTATGACAGTTTCTCGATTAAAGGGAAATAAAGGTAAGTTCTGGGACCAAGTCACTGTACTTGTTGATTACTTAGTAGTTGCTGGCGGTGGTGGCGGTGGTGCTGTTGGTGGTGGCCTCTTTTCTTT